CCGGGTCCTCCGGGTTCCAGTGCGCCAGGTGGGCGGCGAGGAAGCGCTTCGGCGCAAGGTCGTCGCGGCCGTCATTGGAGAAGTGAGGGGTGAAGCTCTCGCTCGATTTCGGGTCGACGAAGACATTCGGCTGGTTGGCGCCCTTGTCGGCCGCCGGGCATCCGAGTTCGGTCAGCCACACCGGCTTGCCCCGCGGGACCCAGGCGGTCGGCGTGTCCCGCTCGACACCCCCAACACGGTCGAAATGCGGGTTGGACCACCACCCGACGATGTCCTTGTAGCGGAAGACCCACGGCTTCCCGTAGGCCCCGTCGGTGACCGTGGTGCGCAGCCGCATCGCACGATCGGCCGGAGACGCGTAGTACCAGTCGAACCCCTCGCCCCCGGCGATCGCGGCGCGCATCGCGTCCGGGTCGAGCGGCCCGGTGGCGCCGTCGGGATTGCCGTCCGCATAGTCGCCGTCGCGCCAGTCGGTGAGCGGCATGTAGTTGTCGATGCCGACGGCAGCCATCGACGACCTTGCCCAGAGCGGATCGAGGTGGTGATAGACGTCGCCGCTGCCGTCCGCCGGGTGATGGCCGAAATATTCCGACCAATCGGCCCCATAGGTAACGGCCGTATCCGGCCCGAGGAGGTCCTTCACCTCATCGGCGAGCGCGCAAAGCTGCTCCACGAAGGGAAATGCGTCGTGCTCGTCGCGCAGCGTGCTGAGGCCGCGCAGTTCCGAGCCTATCAGGAAGGCGTCGACACCGCCGGCTTCCAGCGCAAGATGGGCATAGTGCAGGATCAGCCGCCGGTAACCCCAGTCCCCCGCCGGGTCGTCATAGGCGACGGTGCCGTCCGAACCCTCGAAATCCTCCGGCGCGGCCGACCCGCAGAACGCTTCCACGGCGACACGCGCTGCCGAAGTCCTGTCGGTGGTCTCCGGCTGCCCGGGAGCGGGAAAGCAGGTGATGCGTCCGCGCCAGGGATAGGCCGCCTGCTCGCCGCCGCCATAAGGATCGGGCAGCCCGTTTCCGGGCGGGATGTCCATCATCAGGAACGGATAGAGTGTCACCTTCAGCCCGCGCCCCCGGATTTCCGCGATGGCCGCGACGACCGAGCGGTCCGTCGGCGTGCCGCCGAAGGCCGAGCCTCCGTCGATCGTGGACACCACCATCGCCTCGCCGCGGGAAACGCCGGAAACGGACCACGACTTCGAATAGCCACCGGTTGTGCTGGTCACCGCCGGCCGGACGCGGCATTCCCCCGCCCTCAGATCGTCGCCGAACCACGACACGACGAGGCCGACATGCTCGAGGTTGGGGCAGAGCATCTGCAGTTCGTCGAGCGAGGCGGTCAGATCCGAAACGCCATGCAGGACGTGCCGGTTCTCGCTGACGGTCTCGCCCGCCCGGATCGCCTTCGTCACCTCGGCGGGATCGAGGCCATATTCCGTCGAGCCGGGGATCATTGTGATGGCGCGGATTTCTTGCCGTAGCGCGCCGACGGGACGCAGCACCTCCACCTGGATCTGCGGAATGCGGTTGCCGAAATCGGCTAGCGGCAGGCGCTCGAACACCACATAGGCCGTGCCGCGATAGGCGGGCGCGTTGCCCTCCCCCTGTCTGGCCTCGATCAGCGGGTCGGGCTGCTGGTCCGGGCCGCCGGCATGCACCCTGATCTGGCGTTCGGCGAGGTCGAGTTCGCGCCCGTCCGCCCAGACCCGGCGGATGCCGGCGATCTCCCCCTCGCAGAGCGCGAACGCCACATTCGCGAAATAGTCGTACTCGACCACGCGCGGGCCACCCTTGGCGCCGGTGCGCCGTGTCGTCGTGTCCTCCTCGAAGCGTGTCGCCCAGATCAGGATGCCGCCGAGCCGGGCCGTGCCGTAGAGGCGCGGCAATGCTGCGCCCTCCTCGGCGGTGATCGGGCGCGCCGACGACAGGCGCGGACCCTCGACCCGCCGCGTCGAGCCGATGAGAGCCGTATCGATGGCATAGCCGGCGAGCGCGCCGGCGGCGCGCCCGAGCACCGCTCCGAACGGCCCGAAGAGACCGCCGACCGCCGCGCCGGCCGTCTGCAGGAGAAGCGTGGCCATGGGGTTCCTTCTCGCATCAGCGGCTTGGCTCTGGTTCGGGAAAGGCGAAGGTGCCGGCAATGCGCGCCCGCCACTGCGGCACGAGCCGCGTGACGACGACCGCCCTGCCCTCGCAGGCATGGACGATGCGCTCGCGGTCGACGAGGATCGCCAGATGCCGCGCCGCCAGGTCGCGCCGCCAGCGGAACAGGAGGAGGTCGCCGGCCCGTGCACCGCCCGTCCGTTCCATGCAGTGCCGCCGTGCCGCCTCCAGCAGCGGATCGCCCGCCACGTCGGCCCAGTCGCGCGCATAGACGGGCACGTCCTGCGGCGGCGCGCCGTAGATCTCGCGCCACACGCCTAGCACGAGACCGAGGCAGTCGCAGCCGACGCCCTTTCGCGAGCCCTGGTGGCGATAGGGGGTTCCGACCCAGCCCAGCGCCGCCGCGCGAACCCGTTCAGCCACGGCCACCGTGCTTGCGGTCTCATCGCTCATGGAACCAGCGGTCCGCCATCGAAAACGTCGCCGTCGACGACGTAGCCATAGGCGGCGTCGTTACCCGGAAGATGCGGGAAGCCCTGGAAATTCAGCGGGTTGGCGAACTTCGCCTTGCACGTTGCGAAAGCCTTGTCGCAGCCCGCGATGGCGAGAAAGGCATCGCCGGCCTCCGGCACGGGTCCATCCCCGGGTTGCAGCGTGAGTTCGACCGCGTCGGTCCGCACGACGTGCCCGATGATGGCCGAACGACGTCCTTCCAGCATTCCGGACGTCCATTCCAGCACGCCATGGGCGAACCATCCGGCGGCGAGACCGTCCAGTCCGGAAACCCGGATCGTGCGCCCCGCGATCGTTGAAAGCATGGTCCCAGACGCGGAAAATCCGGGCGCGTCGAGATCGAAGCGGCAGCGTTCGTCCCCCAGCACCGCATCGCAGCGGCGGCTGACCCAGCGGCCGTTGACCTGGTCGAGCGCGTGCATGCGCCCCTTCAGCTCGGCGACGAAGGCGCCGTCGCGCCGCGCCACCCGCCCCACGGTCGCGCTGCGGATGCGGGCGAACTGCGCCGGCTGCCGCCAGTTCACCAGCAGCGTTTCGACCTCGGCATCGTCATAGCGGCCGGCCAGCACATCGGCCTCGGAGATATCGTCGGACGACAGCGCGCCCTCGACATCCACCGTGTCGATGGCGAGGCCGAGCGTGTCGCGCGCCTCGCTGGCGGAAAGGCCGCTGCGCGGGCGGAACGTTTCGCCGTCCACCACGAGCAGTCGATCATGATCGGTGAAGCCGAGCACCAGACCGTCGGCACGCATCAGCCTCCAGCAATGGCAGACAGTGGTCGCGCGACCCTGAAGATGCGCGGCGAACTCGGGCGGGAACTCGCTCACAGGCGCACCTCCACCAGCGGGATCGTCGGGATGCGGCCGGCGCGGAAATCGGCGATCCCGATCTCGATGCGCTCCGTGTCAAAGCGCACCGGCACGTCGAATTCGTAGCCGGCCGTGACCTCGGCGCCCTCGGCGGGGACTGCGGCCGGCGCAAGGACGACCTCTCCCGTCTCGTCGTCGAACGACACGTCCTCCACGTCCACCACCACCCCGTCGACGGCCACCACCAGCGTCCCTTCCACCGGCTTGCCGATTGCGCGCTCATAGGCGCCGCCCTCGTCGCCATAGCGCTTGACCAGCGGGAAGCGGTCGAGCACCCCATCGCCGGTGCCGAGCGGCTGGTCGGTCGCAGCCACCTCCAGGTCGCCCCGGCAGGACTTCATGTCGAACGGATCGCGGAAGCGAAACGCATGAAGTGGCCCGCGCCGCGCCTCGAAGAACGCGACGATCTCGTAGAGGTCGGACAGGGACCGCAACCCGGTGCCGACGTCGTAGCGATGACGCGACGCTGCGAAGCGCGTGTTGCGGCTTTCGTGGCCCGAGGTAAGCCGGACGATCTCCGTGATGCGCTCGGGGCCGCCGGTCGCGCCGAAGGAAATCGCCGTGGGAAAGCGCACGTCGTGGAAGGCATCCAGTTCGCTCATCGAAGCCTCAGAGGGTCCGCGCGCCGCGCTGCACCGCGCGCGCCAGCATGCCGGTCAGTTGCGCCTCGGAGCGCCGGAACGACGCGGCGTCGGGGGTCGAGACGTTGAACACCACGGTGAGCGGCGACGCCCGCTCGCCGGCCGCGACGCCCAGGCGCCCGTCATTGCCGCGCCGCAGCGGCAGGATGGCCTCGGCGCCCGCCTCGCCCATGAGGCCGACGCCGCCCGCCATCGGGAAATAGGCAGGGGCTGAGACGACGCCTCCCCTGGCGAAGGGCGTGACGGAACCGCCGCCAGTGAGCGTCGCGGCAAGCTGGGACATGAGACCGCCCGCGAGCGACTGCAGCGGTCCAAGGCCCTGCGAAAGCGCCAGTCCCGCGAGGTTGGTCGCCAGCCGCCGCAGCACCGTCTCCAGGCTCTGGCCGTCGACCGCCGCGCTCTTCAAGGCCCCGGATAGTTGTGCGCCGAACCTGGCGGAGAGATGCTGGAGGGACTTCAGCGAATCCTCAAAAGCCGAAATATCGGCGACGACCTGTACCTCGACCTGCTCAGCCATGGTCCACGTTCCTTCTGTCCGGATATGCCGCCATCAGGCTTTCGAGATCGGACCGAGCCGGCGCGGCCGGCACGCCGAGGTCCCGCATCGCCGCCGCGAGCTCGCGCGGCGTCATCGACCAGAAGTCGCGAGGCGACAGCCGCAGCAGGCCGAATCCCACCGTGAGCGCGAGGTCCCAGGGAAATTCGCCGGTCTCGCCCGCTACGGCTCGCGAGGGTCCGGCGCACTGCCCCCGAACGTCGCCTCCAGCAGCCTTGCCGCGATGGCGGCGAAGCCAGCCGCGCCGTCCGGGGTGCGCATCGCCATGACGTCCTCGTCGCTGACGGCGTTCCCGCCGCCGCGCAGGCCCGCGCCGATGACGCGGGCCAGGTCGCGTGCGGAAAGCCGCCCGCTGGAAAAGCGCTGCACCAGGGCCTGGAGGTCCTCCGCCTGGTAGGCCGCCTCGAGTTCCGCCAGCGCGCCGAGCGTTAGGCAGAGTCGATGGGTCACTCCGTCAAGCTCGGCCTCGACCTCGCCACGCCTGCGATTGACCGCCATCACGCTGCCTCGAAGCTGATCGCGCCGGCCGACTCCAGGCTGAGCTCGAAGGTCACCTCGCCATCATGCGTGCCGGCATATTCCAGCGCGGTGATCTGGAACGGCCCCTCGACCGTGCCGAAGTCGGGAATGAGGATCTGCCAGTCGACGATGGCGGCTGAGAAGAAGCGCGTCCGGATCGACACGTCGCTCGCCGCATCCTTGAACAGCCCCGAACCACTCAGCGCCGCGCGCTGCACCCCCGCCCCGGCCAGCAGCTCGCGCCAGCGGCCGGCCGAATCGGCGTCGGTGACGTCGACGGCCTGGCTGTTGAAGGCGAGTCTCTTGGTGCGGATGCCGGCCACGGTCACGAAATTGCCGAGCCCATCGGTGTCGATCTTGAGCAGCAGGTCCTTGCCCTTCTGCGCAGCCATGTCGTTCTCCTCAGTGAAGCGTGCCCCAGACGGCGTCGGGGCCGGATGTCAGGCCTGGGGCTCCAGCAGCGCCCGGAAACGCATGGCCCCGTGATGGACGCGCTGGAGGGCATCGAAGCGTGCCTCGGCGAACTCCTGTCGCAGGAGAACCAGCCTGTGGCCGTCGACCGCCAGGGGCGCATCGCCCAGCAGCGAGCCCACGCGCTCCATGATCTCGAAGCACTCGCCCTTGCCCTCATGCGCCGACCAGACGTTGAGCGTGAACAGATGCTCGCTGCCAGTTTCGGTGTCGGTGCTCCAGTCGACGACGCTGGTGCGGCCGAATGTCAGGTACGGGAAGGCGACATCGGCGGGCGTGCGGTCGAAAACCTTCGGCCCACCGAGCTTTTCCAGCAGCCCGATGTCCGTTCCAAGCACGCCAAAGATCGCTCGCTGCAGTTCAGTCGCGGCCGCCGTCATGGCCCCTCCTTTGCCGCTCCTGCGGTTTATCGCGAGGTCGGGGCGCATCGACATCGGAAAGGCCGCGGCGCACGTCCATCAGCCCGCGCGACAGGTCCAGGTCGGCCGCGATGCCATGCGCGCGCAGGCGCAGCGCCCGTACCAGCCCGTCCAGCGTGAAGTGGAGGCTCGGCTTCATGCACCTTTCTCCCTGGTGCGGCAGACGAGGTAGCGTCCGCTCTCGTCGGGGTCGTGAACCGTCAGGATCTCGAGGATCCGCTCTCCGAAGCGCATGCGAGCACCGCTCGCGACGTCCGGCCGATGCCGCAAGATCACGCGATGCGTCGTCTCTTCCCGCGTCTGGTCGGCGCCGAAGCGGCTCGACTGGGCGCGCGGCTCGACCAGCGCATCCACCGTCGCGACTTCGACCCACGACACCACATGGCCGCCAAGCCCGTCGGCCGTGGTCACCGGTGCTTCCAGCACCAGCCGATGCTGCAGGCGTCCGGGATCGAGAAAGAGCCCGACCATCACAGCCTCCCCAGCCGATGGCCGGAAATCATCCGCTCATAACCCGGCGGATAGGAGACCGGCTGCTCGTCGGGGCGATAGCCGGCGCGGAACTCGTACCAGTGCGCGACCAGCAGCAGGATCGCGCGGCGCAGCAGGTCGGGCACGTCCGTGCCCGCCTCGCCGAACCCGGCGCGGAAGTCGATCTCCAGCCCGTTCATTGCGCGCCCATAGGCGGGCCGGCGCAGGAAATGCAGCCGCGCCGGACGCGAGTCGAGGTCGGCGAGATAGTCGTCCGCACTCACCAGCGTGGCCTCGCCCTCGCTGCCGAAGGCCGTCACCGCCGTGATCTCGCGCACGGGATGGCGCAGCAGCAGCGCCGTACCGCTCGACGCGAGGCAATCGAGCGCCAGCCGCCAGTGCTGGTCGATCAGCGCCAATCCGGTCGAGCGCTCGACATCCTCGCGCGCCGCGCGGATCAGTCCGGCGAGAAGGTCGTCCTCGCTGCTGCCGCCAAGCCGCAGATGCGCCTTGGCTTCGGCGAGCGTCACCGGCTCGGCCGCCGGCTCGACGGTTCGGAACAGGGTCATGATCGGTGTCCGGTTTGGAAAGGGGGACGGCTCCGGCGGGAGCGACCGGAGCCGTCGCGGCATGCCCAGGCGGGGAGAGCCCCGCGTCAGGACACACCGTACCTGAGCAGCTTGATCGCGTCGAAGTCCTGCACGCCGCCGCCGACGCGCTTGGTGGTGTAGAACAGCACGTAGGGTTTTGCCGAATAGGGGTCGCGCAGCACCTTCACGCCGGTGCGGTCCACCACCAGGTAGCCCCTTGCAAAGTCGCCGAAGGCGACCGGCGTGGCGTTGGTGGCGGCGTCGGGCATGTCCTCCGATTCCACCAGCGGGAAGCCGAGCAGCATGGCGCGCTGGCCGGGCGCCGCGGGCGGCTGCCACAGATAGTTGCCGTCGGCATCCTTGAGCTTGCGGATCGCCGCCTGCGTCTTGCGATTCATCACCCAGGCCGCATTCTGGCGGTAGCCCGCCTTCAGCGCGTAGACGAGATCGATCAGGATGTCGGACGGATTGGAGGCCGGCAGTGCCCCGGCGACGCCCGTCGCGACATAGCCGATCTCGCCCCAGGCCCAGCTCGCTTCGGCCACCTGGTCATAGTCAAGGAAGCCCTTCGGCTTGTTGGTGCCGTCACCCGCGACGAAGGCCGCGCCCTCCTGCTCGGCGAAGGCCGTCTCGATCTCGGCGGCGATCCACTGGTCGAGATCGACCACCGCATCCTCGAGAAGTGCCGCCGTCGCCGCCGGCATCGCATAGAGTTCGGCGGTCGGAAACGAGAGTTCATCGAGGGTCGGCGACGCCGTCTGCGGCCGCGACGCCGTTTCGGCAACCCAGCCGACGGCCGGCCCGGAGATTGCGAACGGCTTCTTCAGCACGGCCGACGACACCTGCCGCACCGAAGCGATCGAGCGGATCGGCGAGATCTGCGCAAGGCGCCGGCCGATCTCGCGCTCGACCTCGTCGGGCACGAGGTAACCGCCGTCCGGCGCGGAGCCGTAGCTCATCGCCTTCAGGTCGAGCGCGCGCAGGCTGCGCTCCTCGCCGCGGCGCAGGTAGGCGTCGAAGGCTGCCTTGTGCTCGGAAACCTGGGCGCGCGTCACCGGATCGCCGAGGGCGGGACGCACGCGCTTCAACGCAAGATCGTCGAGCGTGCGCTTCTGCTCGTCGAGGCTGCGCGATATGCGCTCCACCTTCTCGGTGGTCACCGCATCGGCGGCGAGCCGCCGCTCGATCTGGGCGAGCTTCTCCTCGTTGGCGTCCCTGAACGCTTCGAACGTCGTCAGGAACGTGTCGAAGGCGTCCGTGACCTCCGCGGATTTGGTCTCCAGGCCCCATGGGGCGGCGTGACATGTCATCAGTCGGTCCTCGTTTCTCTCATCAGTCGGATTGCCTTTCGAAGCCGGCGCAGAAGCGCTTCGTCGCCGCCCGCAGGCCGCGCCGCCCGCCGTCGGTGTCCCTTGACCTGGTCGATCCGGGCGCCCGGCAGCATCGGGAAGGTCACCACCGAGATCTCCCGCAGGTCCGCCTCGACGATGTGCCGCGTGCCGCGCACCGCGTCTGTGCGCGCCTTCACCGTGCGGAAGCCGATCGACAGGCCGTCGAGTGCGCCGGCGCGCATCAGCGCATGGACCTCGCGTCCCTTGACGCTTCCACTGGTCAGCCGGCCGCGCACGAAGAGGCCACGTGCGTCCTCGCGGATTTCCGTCCAGGCGCCGATCGGCGTCGCCGGATCGTGCTGGTAGAGCATCCTGATGCCGCCCGCCCCGCGTTCGCGCAGCGACCGGGCGAAGGCGCCGCGTTCCACCACGTCGCGCGAAAGGTCGGCTACGCCGAACAGGCTGGCATAACCGGAAAACGTCCCGTCCGCCGCGACTTCGCCCAGCGGCGCCCGCGCGAACTTCCGCTCGTCACCGTTCATCGCCGGCGTCCCTCCCCTTTCGGATGCCGCCAGTGCGGAGCCGGTCCATCCAGCGCCCGCCCACCAGCGTGCGGATCGCAACGCCCAGCGCCCACCAGGCGAACAGGCTTGCGGCCGCCGCGCCCATCAGTGCCGTCTCGGCGGGGCCGATCGCTGCGTCGATGCCAAGTTCGGTCGCGATCTTGAGGCCCGCCGCACCGCCGAAAACCAGCCCGCAGGTCAGACCGACGGCGAAGCGGATCGCCGCCTCGCGCCGTCCGGCGGGCAGCAGATAGGCGAGCGAGACCGCCGATCCTGCCACCGCGCCGATCGCCTTGGCGGCCCACACCCAGGCCGTCTCAGGAATATCGGTCATCGTTTGCTTACCGTTCCTTGCGTGGCTGGGTTCGCGGCGCGTAGCCGACCGCCTCGCGCTTCTCGTCGTCATCGAGGAACGGCGCCGCGGCGAGCCGCGACCACAATGCGTCGCGCTCCGACGCCAGTCCCTCGATCTGGTCCGCATCGTAGGCAAGCCGCAGGCCCTCGCCGAAGGCCGGTGCCAGCCAGTCGGAAACTTCGCGCACCGTTCGCGCCACCAGCGGCAGCACGGTCATCCGATAGAAGGCGCGGTTCGCCTCCTGGTAGTTCGCGTAGGTGTTGTCGCCGGGGATGCCGAGCAGCATGGGCGGCACGCCGAAGGCGAGCGCAATGTCGCGGCTCGCGCCGTTGCGCGCCTCGATGAAGTCCATGTCCTTCGGCGACAGCGCCATCGCCTTCCAGTCGAGGCCGCCTTCCAGCAGCATCGGCCGGCCGGCGCGCGTCGCGCCGGAATAGCCATCCTCCAGCTCCGCTTTCAGCCGGTCGAACTGCTCGTCGCTCAGATTGCCTCCATCCTTCGGCGCATAGACCAGTGCACCGGAGGGCCGCGCCGAATTGTCCAGAAGCGCCTTGTTCCAGCGTCCGGCGGCGTTGTGGATGTCGAGCGCCAGTTGCGCGGCCTCCAGTGGCGGAAAGCCCAGATGATCGTCGAGCGGGTGAAAGAGCCTGAGGTGCAGCGCACCCGGCATGCCGCCTTCCCCGAAGCGCACGATCCGGCGCTCGCGGCCGGCGCGGTATTCGAGCGCCAGCGGCCAGCCCTGTGCGTCGGTAACCGTCGACACGCGGTCCGGCCGCAGGAGATGCAGTTCGCGCAGCCCGTCTCCGGCGTCGCTGAGTTCCGCAAAGGCGTTGCCGGCGATCAGCAGGTGTCCGAACAGCGCCTCGAGGAAAGAGGCGCGTCCCTGACGCGGATTGGGCCGCTCCACCAGCGACAGCAGCGGGTGCTCCGACACCTCCGCCCCGTCCTGGTAGAGGAGCCACGGAACCGCCGCCGCCGTCTCGCAGATCAGCCTGACTGAGCGATGCACCACCGGATTGCGCATGTAACCCTCGCGGGCAAGCCCGCCATAGTCGCGCCGAGTCCATTGCGCCTCTCCCTGCAGATGCAGGGCGACGTAGCCAACGCCGGACTTGTGCTCGGCGCGCACGTCCTTCTCCCGGCGCTTGCGGCGCCCGGACCACATCCATGCCATCCCTGAATCCTCGATGATCTGCGCCGCGGCCGCACCGGCCGGGGCTTGAAGGAGACGCTAGCGCAGGTTGCGAATTCTCGGCTCGCCGGCGCCGTCCAGCAGCAGTTCGGTCACCGCCCAGACGAGGGCGTCGACACGGTCCGGCGATCGCCCGCCCGAAAGGCCG